TCAACAGTCACGGACTTTCTATTAGAATACCCCACACCTATTCTATTAGTTAGTCCACTTTTTATTTTAATTACAGTGAGGTTATAGGTGAGTCTCCAACTCTTCTTAAGTACCTATAACCGAAACTATCCGCTGGTTTGCCTGTACCAGTGTAATACAAACAGGTACTTTTAACTTTAATAATAAGGAGTAATAAAATGGCTATATTATCTAATGTAGAACTTAAATGGTGTAAATGTGGTAGCAACGCAGGTACTAAGTACCGTTCAGATGTTAAAGAATGGTCTGTTGATTGTATCTGTTCTGCTAAACAGTCTGCTGACTGGGTAAAGAAGAAACACGCTCAGAAAGAACGTGAAGACAAAGAAACTGGTAAGCCTTTAATTAAGCTAACCAAGAATTGTCTGAAGCGAGACGGTACACCAGCTGCGCCTATCAAGTGTATTGATATGTTCGGTAATGACGTTGACCCTTTAATTATCGGTAACGGTACTAAGGCTAATGTTCAGTACATGGAAATACCTTGGGATATGGGCGGACAACAAGGTGTTAAAGCTATGTTGACTGCTATTCAGGTAATTGATTTAGTAGAATATACTGGTAATAACACTAGTGGAACTGAATTTGATATTCAGGAACAACCAGAAGTTTCTTTAGAAGATGAAGAAGTATTTTAACTAAACCTACCCCTCTTAATTGAGGGGGTTTTTTTATTTATAGGAGTATACAATGAAAAAGATAAAAGGAAAAGGTGACTATGTTGGTGCTAAACACTACAATAGATTACCTGATCATCATCAACCAGCTGAAGTAGCACACGCTTGGAAGCTTGATTTCTTGTTATGGAATACTGTTAAGTATATATCAAGAGCAGGTCACAAGGAGAGTGCTATGAATGCTAAAGATAAAGAGATAGATGATTTAAATAAAGCTATCGACTATATCCGTATGCGTATCAATGTTTTAGAAGGTAGAACACCTTTAGACTTTGGTACTAAACCAGAAACAGTTATACCTAAAGAGTGGAACTGGTTGAAGGAAGATATAGATTCGTTTATGAAAAGGTGGAATGTAGATACTATGTATCCTAAGAAACCTAAAAAAGAAATGCGAGAATGTTATGGAGATAGCTGAGTATGAGGCAGCAGCGTTAAGCACGGCTAAGTATGAAAATGACGAGGTCGTGTGGGCGCAATTGCCAGAAGAAGTAGGTGAATTATTCTCTCTAAAGAAAAGACTTCTTAGAGGTGATATGAATCTAGTTGAGTTCAACGATAATGTAATCAAAGAATTAGGTGATATCCTATGGACTGTAACTATGTTATCGTTTGAACATGGGTTTTCGTTACAACAAGTAGCGGAAGTTAATATGGTTAAACTAAGGGATCGTTTAGAGCGTGGAGTTCTGCACGGTCGAGGAGATAACAGATAATGTATAAACTAAACGATAGATTTGGTATTGAAGCAGACGCTAATCAATGGGTGCTAGTAGAAATACAAGCATCTAATAAGCGTAGTTACTATACTACATTAAATAATCTTTGTAAGTCTATCATTGATTCAGAATCAAAAAGAGCTTTAGAATCATTACCTAAAGACAGAGTAGAAAACAAATCTAACTTAGATGCGTGTGTTACTATGATGGAAGGTATAGTTAAAAGGCTCGAGACATATCTGGAGAATAAAATCTAATGAAAGAAAATGGTGTGCTTCAGAATCACGGTGCTTGTAGTAACTGTGGTTCTAAAGACAACAAAGCAACATATAAGCATAATGACGGGAGTTATAGTGCTTATTGCTTTGGTTGTGGAGACTATAAGCTAGAAGATAGCGATAGTCAATTTAATAATAATAATAAGGAGTATAAACAGATGGACAACTTAGAAACAGTGTCTGATGTAAAAGACTTTCCTGTAAGAGGTTTTAAGGAAAGAGGTATTACAAAAGAAGTTGCTAATAAGTACGGTGTTAAGATAGGTTATGATGAGACTGATGGTCAGACTATTAAGTATCATTATTATCCTACTACCCGTAATGGTAAGACTGTAGGTTATTCACGTAGAGAAGTTTCTAATAAGAAGTTTATTGCTATAGGTGATGTAAAGAATGATGTAGAATTATTCGGTCAATCTTTATTTCAGACAGGTGGTTTAAGACTTGTTATAACTGAAGGCGAGTTAGATGCTTTGTCTGTACAACAGATGAACGCTAACAAGAATAAAGAGTATGCAGTAGTATCTGTAACCAACGGTGTAGGCGGTGCTTTAAAACAAATCTGTGCTAACCTAGATTACATTAACACGTTCGATGAAGTAGTATTTTGTTTCGATGCTGATGATGTAGGAAAGAAGAGTGCAGAAGAATGTGCTAAAGTAGTTAGGACAGGTAAAGCAAAGATTGCTCAGCTAGGTAGATACGGTAAAGATGCTAGTGACTATCTTGTAGGTAATCACTTAAGAGAACTTGAAGATGCTTTATGGAGAGCAGAAACATATAGTCCAGCAGGTATTATTAACTCCGCTTCTACATGGGAAGAGTTTTCTAAGGATATGAGAGAAGATAGTGTACCTTATCCTGATTGTTTCTGTGGTGTAAATAGCTTTACATACGGCAGACGAACAGGTGAGTTAACAATCTTCACTGCAGGTACTGGTACAGGTAAGTCAACCTTTGTTAAGGAAGATATATACCACTTACTTACTACTACAGACCATCAAATAGGTATTGTATCGTTAGAAGAATCTGTTAAAGAAACTCTTGACGGCATTATCGGTATTCATCTTAATAAAAGAATCAACTTACCTGATACTAAGTTTGATAGGAAAGGTGATGAGGGTAGAAAAGCTTGGGAAGCTACTGCTGGTACAGGTAGATTTACATTGCTAGACCACCAAGGTTCTTTATCAGATGATAGCTTAATGCATAAGATAGAATATCTAGCTGCGATAGGTTGTAAGTTTATTTACCTAGATCATATTACAATAGCTGTAAGCGAGATTGACGGTGATGTAAACAAAGCAATGGAT